CTTCCTGAGTTTTGCAAGAGTAAGTGCTAACCGTGCCTGCTTTCCAGTAGTACCCTTAGCACGCTTCATTCTCCTGGCATAAGCCATTGTTGACATCCCTGCCGACTTGGCCTTCCTAGTCAGGGCTCCTGGATGTTTGATTGCCTTCTGTATCCACTTCCTTACCATTGTCCACCTCCACTACTTCTTCAGGATGTTTGTCTTCACTCCTGCCTTAAACAGGTTGTAGTAATACTGCAGCCCCTTATACACCTGACCTGGGATCGCCTTAAATGCCTCTGCCTCCCCTGGGGCTGGAGTTGGCAATTTATAGGGTTGCTTGTACACCTCCACCCGCTTGCTTATCTCCTGCTGTATCACAGCTGGGAGTTTAATGCTTGGACGTGGTGCTGATACTGGCGCTGGAGCCACCTCCCTAGTCCTTCCTGCCTCCTGCATAGCCTTCATCCAGGCCTCGTACTCTGGAGTGATAATCACTGACCCAGTCTTTGGGTTCCTGGTGATTGGAGGCTTGGGAGGTATCCTGGGAGTTGGTGCTACAGGTGGCTTTACTCCTACTACTCCACCTCTTGGTAGGACTGTAATCTTCTTTACCACTAGACTCCTCCTTTACTAAACACTTCCTCTATGATTCTGTCTGCATCTGACTGTTCTGGAACTGTATTCTTCCACTGATACTCCACCCTGTCTACGAATCTGGAGAACTCCACCAGTGAATACATCATTCCCCTGAAGTCACTTGGAGCCTCAAAATGTGCCTCCAGACGGTAGCCATTATCAAATACCAGAATCAGCATGATGTTCCCTGACTCTGGGTTGTAGCTCCCGCATATCTGCTGCATTATCTCCTCCTCATCCTCTGTGTCCCTCTACCTCCAGACCTTGCCATCCTGACCATCTGTGCCTTGCGGATGTTCCTCCTGCTAGATGCAGACTTCCTGGCACTTGGGAGGTTCCTGGCCCTAGTTGCATATCTGAATCTTGGCATTACTGCTTCCTAAATATCCCAGTTATGGCATCCTTGATGTCTTTGCCCTTCACTCCTACAATCAGACCAATAGTGCCAATGCTAAGACTCATTGCCACTCCATCAACTCCACGCCTCAGAGCCTCCCACTCAAGTAGTCCAACCACTGTGATAGCAAAGACACACAGTATGAAGTTTAACATAATGGGCAACCTCACTAGCCAGCCCTCCCTTCTATTCTAACTCTCTCCTCCCTGCGACTTATCTCCATAACGAAGTCTACCCAGCTGGGCTGGTTGCCATCTGACTTACCTACCAGTTGCTTTAGGATAGCTAACTGCTGTGGAGTGTAGTGGCTTCTGGCTCGGAGGAGGTAGTCATGCTCCTGCTTGGTCAGTGGCTCATCACCATTAGTAGCTACATGGGCCTTCTCCATTGCTGCATCAGCATCTTCAGGTGTCATACCGTTGGAGATAAGTGCCATTCTAACTTTGGAAGAGGTTTTTGTAACTGGTCTCATAGACTTCTGGAGGATGTCGAAGTCCTTCTGGAGGATTAGTGCATAGTTTCTGGTGAACTCAATGTTCAGATGTTCCTTAGCCAGGACATCTCGGTAGGTTCTGATGTTTCTTTCTGCTTCTGCAAACTTGGAGTCATCATCTCGCCAGCGACGAACTGCAGCTTCCGACAGGTGGCCTGTGGTGTTTCTCTCTGAGGGGATTAGGTGGACTGCTTCTCTGATGGTGAAGCCACAGGCTCTAAGGGCCAGGTACTTATCCTTCAGCACATCATCCATGAAGGGGATGAGGGACTCTGCCATTGCCTCTGGATTACCTGGGTCTATAACAGTTCCTTCAAGTGGTATCACAGCTCCGCTAGTCATTATAGTCTCCCACCATATTCTATTCTATCACACTTGGAGCCAAATGTCAAGGGGCGATATAGTTTGGATAGCTATAACATTATATATAACTATGTATTGACATCCATGCTACTGTGTGGTATAATATAATTAGGAAGCTGTATAGAGGTGATTTGTGGCTGATGTCTGGATGACCTGGTGCAGGAGGAAGGCTAAGTGCCACTGGTGTGAAGAGCCTATAACCTCCCAGACACCTATGGTGAAGGTGAAGATATGGAGAGGGAAAGCCATGTGGAGATACACCATGTACCTCCATCCATTCTGCTGGACTGAGCAGGGAATGGCTGCACTGGACAGGGAAGGGCCGTTTAGGGGAAGGCTACCACTGAGCAGTTCACAGAAGGCCAATAGGTTCAGGCTAATTAGGAACTGGCATAATTGCAAGGGCAGGCTGTATGAGGCAGCAGTTAGTGGAGATGTAGATGAAGTCATCAAGCTGCTGGCTAATATGGAAGGTATCAAGCAGGAGATAGCAGATTATGGTGGAGTACCAAAGAAATGGCTCGCTAGAGAGGCAGACCAGGATAGTTGATGCAGACTGGACTCCTGAAGTAAATATACTCCTAATTAGGTGCAGGTGTGGTGTAACTGCTAAGCATAGGGCAGATAGATGGATATTCAGATGCCCAAGCTGCTTCCATGAGGAGAGTTTGGAGGTGATAAGGAATAGATGATGACTAGGAGAAGTTGGCAATGCGAAGATTCATCCACTGGGGCCCATCACTGGGTCAATGTGACTGGAACTAGAGTCTGGATATGTCAGTACTGTGGGGATGACACAGACCAGTTCATTATGGGTATAGATGAGAAGAGGGTCAGATATGGTTATATGCCGTACTCTCAACCTGACTATGCTGCCAGTGTAAGACACATAGTAAGAGTTGGAGTGGATGTAGCTGAGAAGGAGTGACATGAGAAGGCTATACTGGAAGTTCAGAAGATTGACATTCCATATACGACACTGCCCAGGATGCCATAGACAGTACCATATTCTGTGGGTGAGAGGTATCCTTAGTCATTTTGATACCTGTCCGCAGTGCCATATACGAACCAGAGAAATTACTAAGAGGGAACTAGAACTTCTATTCCTTCTGAATAGATGAGAGGGAGTGACATGGATAGCGAAGATACCAGGCTGTTAAGTAAGAGGTTACTGCGGGATAGACTGCTGCACAGGCACCTTCAGGTGTTCAGGCCAAACAGGGTACAAAGGAAGGTATTTGGCCTGCCCAGTGCTATTATCTACAACCCATACCAGCTGGCTAGAGTGCAGGCTAGGGTTCTTAGTGGTGGAAGTCCAAGGTAACATTGGTTAATACTTACTGGGCAGAGTATTTCGCAGATGAAGATATTTGCGGGAGATACCAGACTGTTAAGTTACTCGGAAGGAGGTGAATAATGGAGAAGATATGGATATGGCTGGCATGGAGATTACCAAAGAGACTAGTCTACTGGGCATCTGTACGTTTGATGGTCAGTGCATCGGTAGGTACGCACTCAGGTGAGCCTGTACCAGACATGACAATAACAGACGTCCTGAGTCGGTGGTAAATACTGGGAGGAGATATTTACCCATGAGTATAATTTGCGGGAGGTACTATAAAAGCCAAATAGTGATTACTATGGGAGACCACCCGTACTAGAACATTTGTGCTACTCCCTAGTGGATGGGTTTCTAGGGGACGCGCTAGTGGATTTGTGGCATAGGAGCTGGCCTAGCGGGGACATAGCAAAAGGGCTAGAGGTGTTAGCCCTAGCCCCTTGCCTAGCTACTCGATGGCCTAGCCACTAGCCACTAGGGAGCCATCCTTGATGGCTCTGCGCTTGATAGCGTCCTTAGCACTAAAGGTCGCATTGCTTCGAGCACTACCCGTTGGCATTGCCTCCGCCGTTGCCACTTTGGCTAGTTCGGTCTCCGTACCAAACGCCTTGGCGATCTCATCAAGGCTCATGCCAAACTCGGTCTTGGATTTGCCACTACTGCCCCCAGCCATTGCACGGCCAACCGCCATAAGTGCCTTAACTCCAGGCATGGTAATGGTTGGGCCATTAGCACTACCTAGCTCACCCGTGAACCCGTACTTAGCACTGCCAAGTAGTTCTGCCAAGCCGCCGAGCACGTCTATAAACGGTTTGCTGTCTAGCAAGCCTTTGACTAGTGCCTTGTACTTAGCAAGTAATGGCTCAGCGATTGCCAAACGCTCGGCGTTGGCCTTTGCCTTGACATCGGCCTCCACTTGGGCTACTACCTTAGCTACTAGCTTTTCATCAACACCGCTAGCCGCAAGAGTAGCTCTGATGCTCTCTAGGTCTATTGCCATTTAGTATCACCTCCTTCCTTTTCTAACTTGGTACTATGCCCACTATTAGTATACCACACCAGAACTAAGTTGTCAATAGGTGGAGGACCAATTTTGAGCAACTTGGCAAAACTCGTTGCAAGTAAGTTACTACCATAGAACATATGTGCTACTGCCATATAGGTAGTTGTACCTAGACGCTAGGGGATTAGACGTGGCAGGGCTTGGATTATGACCTGGGGGGTTGACAAATGCAATCTGGTGTGTTATGATATAGTTGAGCAAGGAAATACTAGGGGGAAAGGAGTAGGCCATGATATGTCTGTCATGTAGGCACAAGATAACTAAGCATGGGTTTGGCAGTAAGTCAAGCCACTTTGAGTGGTGTAAGTTCCATAAGGAGTTGGTGGCTAATGACCAGGCAAGACATACTAACCCAGTTCAAGGCACTCAACAATGACCAGAGGTGCAGGCTCAGAGCCACCTTGCCAGTAGCCAAAGCTACCTGTGAGTTTCTGGGTCAAAGGTATGACAAGGACTTGCGCCAGTTCACCCAGGACTTACTAGATGGGAAGGTGGGGAGAGTTAGGCAATCACCAGTACATAGGAACGGCAGGTGTATAGTAGTGCAGAAGGGAGTAGCCAGTGACATAACCAACTAGATTTGAGGATAGGGTGTCTGACTTTGGACGCTCGGAGTTACCAGCTCCATTTCCTATGGTGGTAATTACTATGCCAGATGGTGAGGTATGGAGACTGAAGCTGGACGATGGAGAAGAGCCAAGCCCATATCTGGTAGAAACATTGGAGTTGCAGGCATCATTGTTTATCTCAGTGAACGATATTCTATATAGTCAGATGTGAGGTAGTAGTGAAAGGAGTAGGAGTATATGCCGAGATGGTCTAAGCCAGGGCCAGACCTACAACCTAGGCCAGTGATATGCTCCAGGTGTGGGCAGGTTGGGGGTACACTACACAAGGTAGAGCTTGGGAAGTATGAGCATGACCAATGCCCAGTTGCCAGACGAGTAGTAAGGTTAGTTAGGAGGTAGCCATGCACACCTGTATCATGTGTGGGAAGAAGTTAACCAGTGACCTAGGGAGAATATGTAGCAGGTGCAGGAGGAGGAAGGGATACTGATGAAGAACATCCAAGGTGGCAGTCGAAGGGGAGACCATGACCATCACAGTTGACATGACAAAGGAGCATGGTGTGTCTGCCAGTGGTAAGTCAGTCATAGTGGCTACTACTGAGGGCAACCAGGCAGTAGATGGCCACCCAGGTATGTATGTGGGAGTCAATGTGTACAAGAAGTAGGAGGTATCGTGAGTGCAGCAAATCCCTAGGCAAAGACAGTCATGGTGGAGTGTCCCTACAAGGTCTTCACTTCCTCCTCTCCAATTCCAACGCACCCTGGTAACTGGGAGTGGAGAGTACTAAGGGCATACCAGACTCCTGAGAAGGAGAAGCTAAATCCCTATGCCAGATGGTTCTGTGCAGTTAGGTCTCCATACACTGGTGGTGAGTGGGAGTACGGAGATGAATACATCAGGGATATACCAGGTGCAGTTCGAGGTATGAGGGTATGAGTAGTGCCTCTGCCAAGCAGTACCGTCTCATATTCCTCCTCAGTGGGCAGGATATGAGTGGCACTGCGTTGTCAGCCGAAGAAGCAGGCAGGATGATTGGAAGGTTGAAAGGGGAGAGGAATGTACGTCATAAAAGAAGACGAGTGGAAAGTAAGTTATGAGGCCAGGTACTGGAACTGCGGATATGAACAGATAGCCATTGTAGCTTCAGTAACAAAGGGCATAGACTGGGCTGCCTATGTAGGAGCTACACATCAGGCATATACAGAGGCAGAGACACTCAGAGGGGCACTGGATAATGGGGCAAAGTTGTCTGAGGCAGATGCCAGGCACTTCTTCCCCAATATAGACAGTGAACTTAGATACAGATTGTAGAAGGAGAAGTCATGAACCTAGCAGACCAAGCAATAGCAGCATACCAACAACTGGTGGCAAACCAGGTTAGGGAGGCAGAGGTAAGGGCAGCTGAGGAAGTTGCCACTATAACCAAAGCCTGCAAGAGGGAGTGTGTGCGAGTCTTCAATAGGGAGCCAGACAATGTAGTCAATATGGATGGAGTATGGTGTGCAACAGTAGAAGGGATACCATTCATATACAATACACGCAAGTATGATAGGTACTCATCTGACTACTTGTATCTGCATCTGGGATTGTGTGAGAAGTGTGGACAGAATATGACTGCCCCAATCCACAGTATTGAAGACTTAGGTAAGGTACTACTAGAGGCAGATAATTCAAAGTATCATCTCTGCCAGATACCATGTACTGCCAAGGTAAATGAACCAGAGCCTCCCTCTGTGGAGCAGCTAGTTATCCAGTCTCTCACCCTGCTTATCCAGCAGGTAATTGATGGAGAGTAGTATGTGGGTACTTGGATACTTCTTCACAGTCATCATAGCAGTAGCAATCATGGAAAAGATATGGAGCAGGAAGTAGATGGACTTCGACTTCCTGGCAGACATCTATGACCTGGACCTCCCACAAGGCATCTGGTGTCCCAACTGTGGATCAGAGTATACTGGCTACAACAGGGACGTCCACAGTATGCTGTGCAGAGAGTGCTACTGCACATTCACTAAGGAAGATGTGGAGGAAGCAATAGACAGAGACATGGAGGAGAGCCAGTGATAATGGTTAACATGAAGGTTAAGCTCACCTACCCACTCCCAGGCACCTCACCAATGGAAGAAGGTTCTCTACGCTGGCCACTAGCAGATGTTGGGATAGATGAGATAACCTCAACATCCTGGCTTGAGAGGCTGTTCATTAGGTTAGCATGGAAGAACTGGATATTCAGTATCCAGCTTACTAGCAACTTCGGTAACTACATTCAGCAGTTTGTGAGGGTCAGGAGATGAGTAGTAGACTATACCTAGATAATGAATTAGGAGAACATGAGAGAATTGACAGGTGGTGGAATAACCTAGATATAAGACTGAAGCGTAGGCTGTACAGTCTGCAAAGTGATATTGAAGACATCGAGGCAGAGCAAGAGGAGATAAGAAGGCTACTGAAGGAGGAGTACAATGAGCAGCAGACTTGAACTGGAGAGGCAACTGAAGGAGCATGACAAGCTGGATAAGTGGTGGAGCAGTCTGGAGATAGAAGACAAGCAGAGGATATATGGTACTGCTGCAATACCAATGACTGCAAAGGTAGCATCACAGAAGGGTACTACTCATGCAGTAGGGAAGGAGCACACCAGGAGTACATCAACCACTCCACCAGTTGACCCCTTCCCTATGGAAGCAGGCTCAGATAAGTGGCCGTTTAAGGAGGAAGCATAATGTCAGCTAAGAAATCAGAACCACAACCAGACCAGGAAGTGAAACTCAAAAGCCAGTTGGCTCTAGTACTCCGCACCTTCCACATCAACCTAACCCTACTGCCAATGGCTGATAGGGAGAGGTTACTATCCGCCCTATGTGATACCTTCTTTCACTCAGAGGAGGCAATGGAGTGGGCAGAGATACACTGCAGGGAGATGGATTGGGAGGCTCCAAGATGAATAGACATGAGTACCAGCTATTTGCCCAGTGGGTACATGACTTGCCAGAACAGATAAGCAAGGACAGACTGATTGATGAACTGGTCAGGCTGCTTGCTAATGACAATGCTAACTTCTATGAGGAGAAGTTCAGAGCAGCAATCAGGAAGTTGGACTAGGGAGAGTCAAGTAATGAGATTTACATTAGATACATCTGAACACAGCTTTACAAGAAGCGAAGTAGGAGGAATAGCTGAATATGCCAGGCTTGGGCTAAGGTTCAGAGTTATAATGGGAGTTAGACCTGAACACAACCTATACACAGTAAGGAATCGCCCAGTTATCGAAGTGAGCACATTGGAAGACTTGCTTACCATCCAGAAACATGTTGCCTGCCCCATAATTATAAGTGGCGATAATGGAGACAACACACTGGAAATATATGACAGTTATAGGGAGTAACAATGTATGCTGCCAATCTGTATAGTCAGTATCTAAGGAGTAGCTTTATGCCAAAACCAAGCCTATGTGATGACTGTGCCAGAGAACAATGTGGGAGCAGACGAACAGGAGTAGTATTCACGACCTGCCCGCAGTACTTCACCACCAGAGATGTGGTAATAAACAACCAGTTGTTATTTGGGAGGAAGAAGCATGATAAAAAATAGTGGTGGTATGTGGAAGGATTATCTAGCCAGAATAGTAGTAGCCTCCCTATGTATAGTATTCGCGCCAGTGATAGGTGTACTGGTAGCTATAATGGTACTAATTGACTGGGACTTGGATAGGAGGTAGGTAGCTTGGTAAGAGGAATAGGTAAACTCCGCAAACAGGTACTCTCAAATCATGGAGTGATGGTCTCTAAGCCCCCTGGGAAGCACAGCGTACTAACAGCCACCAGAACACTCACTACTAAGGAGCACCTGAAGACTCCACACATGAAGTACCTGGAGGTAGTACATGGTAAGTCAGTTGAGAGGTTACTGCTAAGTGACAGTGAGGCTAGGGTAGGTGAACTGTTAGATATAGATAAGTCCACTGTTAGCAGATGGATTAAGAGACTGAAGCTAAGGTACACTAGGGATAACCTACCTGACTGCACTATCTGTACCACCGCCAGACCAGCCTGTCTCATTGGTATCTGCGTGATACTGGTGGACCTGGAGCAGTGGGACTTAGTTAGTTTGAAGGAGAAGGAGATTATGACCAGAGATGGAGATACTAACACTGAAGCAACTGCTCAGTAAGGAGCTCCCCTCCATTCCCAGTGTCATAGGTGATGGCATACTGTACTCAGGAACTCGTATGCTGGTTTATGGCAGATACAAAAGTTACAAATCCATGCTGGCAATACATACCAGTATGAGTATCGCCAGTGGCAGACCTTGGTTTGGACACCAAGTTGCTAGACGAAGCGTACTCCACTGTCAGGTAGAGATTCCAGAGTTCCTATTTCAGAATCGTATGACCAAGTATTGTGCAGGGAATAACTGCTACCCAGAGAACATCTACTTCAGTAATGAGCCATATATGAAACTGGATAGGGGCAACAGTATGAACCACCTGGAAATTGCTATCCAGGCATTCAAGCCAGATGTCCTGGTCATTGACCCACTGTACAAGGTAATGACTGGGAAGGTAGAGGAGTCCCAGGACATCACCAAGTTCACTGATGAAGTGGACAGGATAAAGGATAAGTACCACCTGACTCTGATTATCATTCACCATGAGACGAAGGACATCATCACCTCCCAGGGTATCTTTGACAGAGGTAGCCAGTCCATGCACGGTTCTGCATATCTGCTCAACTGGGCTGATACTATCATCAAGGTAGAGGCAGACACACTACTGTCCAGAGTCAGGCTGCAGTTTACAGATATGCGCCACGCTGAAGACATAGTACCAGATGTATATGCAGTAATGAACAAGGACACTCTGGAATGGAAGCAGATAGAAGGAGGTATGGATATACATGGATTATTATAAATAATGTTATAGCTATCGGAAATATATCAAGCTGTGGTGGTGCCTGCCATTGACACACAACACCTTCTATGGTATAATAATGGTGTACGGATATGTACACTAGGAGGCAGTATGAGGGGCATTGTGAAGGTGGGCAGACAAACTAGCGGTCATGGAGCCAGTAGCTCTACTATACAGATAACTATACCAAAGGAGGTAGTGAATGAAGTGGGCTTGAAGCCAGGAGACAGGGTAATGGTCTCCACAGATGATAGTAATGGGGAGATGAAGATTACGATTACGAAGGAGAAGTAACTAATGGTATCAGAACCAATCAGTACCGAAGACCAGGATGCTCTGGTTAGCTTCAGGAACTTCGAGACACCAGTACCCAGGAATCCACTGAGGGACTTCAAGGGTACGTTCGAGAAGTATAGGACTGAGACAAGAACCTTCAGGGATGGTGGAACTGGGCTGTATGTTGTCCTGGACTTCACAGATGTACAGGTCATAGAAGCAGCTGAGCCTTACGACTTCCCCATAGCCACACTGGATTTTCCATATAGCAGAAGGCGCACATCCAGGTGGACTATTCTGGGGGACTCCGCCACCAAACTGCTCAAGGATGACCAGGACATCAGAGATGCAGTAGGTATGAGACTGCACATGAAGATGGCTACCTACGACCTGTATGATGGGAGGGCGCAGAAAGCAGTCCCACAACTGGCCTGGGAAGTTGTTGGAATAGAAGGTACAGGAACTGCAGTGAAGCAGTCTCCAGGGGCCAGGGCACTAGAAATCCTGGATGGGAAGACTTTGGCCCAGTTCAACCAGGAAGTGCTGAAAGACCCACTGGTTAGAACCTCACCTATTGCTCAGGATGTCATGGCTGGGACTTTTGTATCCAGCCAGATAGAGCTGATGGTGGTGACAGTGGACTCAGATAAAGTCCACCATGTACTGAAGGATTAACAGTTGTGGCTGCCCTCCTGAATAGGGAAATAAGAAATACACTGGTAACGGTGGGGCAGACATCAGTAGCAATGTATTCGGCTACTAACCACAGGATTGAGGGCTGGTGATAAGAGTGAGTAGGCTCTTCTTCTGGTAGTGGCCAGAGGATAGCCAGCCACAGTGCCAAACCTGGGGAGTGATAGTTGACTGGAGTGACGCACTCGAAGAGTGAAGGGCGGTTCGATCCCGATAAGCTCCCCAGGCGGGGCAACCCAAAAGGAGAATAATGAAAACAGCAACTTATCGGCTAGTGGGTGGAGGGACAGTTGATGTTGAGTACGATGAAACTGCCCCATGCACTATCTGTGGCGAACCTGTTAAAGCGGCGTCAATGGGAGGGGTAGACATTTGCCCTTCATGCGACTGCGGTAAGTGTCGCTATTGTGGAGTTGACCTACCTTTTGTTAGCTTCGATAGGGAGGCTACGCTGCGAAAAATCCGAGACCATATACAGTGGCACAAAACCCAAATGGAAGCCAATGCAAAAAAGTAGCCGAGGCTGAGGCATGGACATAGCTCCCCAGGCGGGGCTCCAAAGAAAGGAGAAGGAGAATGATACGAACTCCAAATGACCAACTGATTAGGGAGACACTAGAGCACCTGAAGAAGCTCTACATTGACACCAACAGGCATGAAGGTATCCACCTAACTGACCTGATATACTGCCTGACTAGAAGTTATTGGGATAAGGTTGACCCACTGCCGCCCACTGATGAAGAGGTACTGTTGTTCTCACTGGGTTGGGGATTGCAGCAGGTGTTAGTTCCCAGGGAGCAGGATGCAGAGGTACTGTGTGTGGATGGGATTTATATGTCACCAGACTTCATCTCCCTTGGGGGAGTGATGGCAGAGCTAAAGACCACTAGGCAGAGCAGCAGGAGGAAGAATCCAAATAGCAAGGAGTATGAGCCATCTCCATTCAGTGAAACTTGGGTGGAACAGATGATGGGGTACTGCTATGCCAACCAGAAGCTACACATTGGTACTTTTGAGGGGCCAGTTGCCAATATAGGTTCTATTCGTCTGCCACCTGGTTTTGTCTCCCTTGGAGGGACAATGTATGACCTGCTTATCTTACACATGATGGGGAGCTACAGTCCACCGTTTCCACTGCTTAAAGGTTGGAGGGTGGAGTTCACTACTGAGGAGTTGCAGGAGTTCTGGGCCACAACGCTAGTTAGGAAGGCAATACTGACGGATTGCCTAGAAAGGAGACACAGTCCACCAGAGCCTAAGTTATGGTGTAAGGAGTGGGAGTGTGAGTCCTGCCGATTTGAAATCAGGTGTATGGCATTATGATTGAGCCAATTACAGTACAGAGATTCTGGGATAAAGTAGAAATCACTGATGGGTGCTGGCTGTGGACTGGATGGAAGTGGGGAAGGTATGGTGGGATAATAATGCAGTATAAAAGATACCTGGCTCATAGAATATCCTGGGAGATTCACTATGGGTCTGTTCCAGAAGGCTTAGAGGTTTGCCACACCTGCGATAATGGATACTGTGTGAATCCTTCACACCTCTTCCTGGCAACCCACCAGGAGAATATGCAGGATGCTAGTAGCAAAGGAAGGTGGAGGTATGACTTCTGTCCTAAGGGCCATGAGCTAACTCCCGACAATATCTACGTCAGGGGCGGAGGATACAGAGTATGTTTAACATGTAAGAAGGAACAGAACGCATCAAGACCCCCCAGGGAGTATTATCGAGTACATGGGAAGTCAAGGTAAGGAGTAACAGCAGGTTTAGTATTAGGTGTGCAGCACAGTAAGGAGGAGTGACATGGAAGAAATCAATATGGCAAGTTTACTATCAGTGGCGGGTACAGCCCTAGTAGTTGGTGTGATTATCCAGATAGTGAAGGGGTGGCTGGTAGAAAGATTCATACCACTGGCTAGTATTGCAGTTGGCATAGCATTGGCGGTGGTAGCCAGTATAGTGCTTGGGCATACTGGAGCAGTACAGCTTGGTAATGCTGCTATTACAGGACTACTAGGTGGGGCTGCTGCTAGTGGCATTTATGACTTCACCAACCAGAGCATTAGAGGAAGGTAGAGCAGGAGTAATATGAGTAAGCTTCTGTATTGGAGGGGTAGGCTAGTCTATGATATGGATAAGGAGGAGTTAATCGAAGTACTAAGTGAACTAGCAGAAATGTACCTCCTCATAGCAGGGGGAAGTACACGAGAATATCACGGAGTGGTAACAGCCGATAAAGAAGACCTTATAGAAAGGATAGAGATAATTCCAGATGATAACAGAAACTGAAGCTGAGGCAGTTGTCAAGATACTCCTGGGCACACATGATGGCTGTATAGTGTGCAGTAGGAAGCTGTGCCAGAAGTTCGTAGATGAGTTTCCAAGGTGGAGGACAACAGTTACTACAATGTGGAAGATGGAGCATTCAGAGTATCAGTTGTATGTAGATTCAGGGAGGAGACACTTGCTATGATACTGGCCATCTGGGGTGAGGAGAAGACAGGCAAGTCAGCACTAGCCTTATCATTCCCAGACCCACTGGTGCACTTCGACTTCGACTATGGGTACGATAGGGTGGCAGACTCCACTTATGGACACAAGCTGATAAATGGTAGGAGTATCACCACCAACCCATATACACTGCCAGTCCAGTTTGGTGGCAGGAAGATGGAGGGAGCCAAGGAACTGTGGTTGAAGTTCCTGAAGGATTATCTAAAGGCACTGGAAGACAAGGAAGTAAAGACCATAGCTCTTGACACTGGAACGCAGGTCTGGGAGGTTGATAAGTCAGGGTTTCTCCAGGAAAGGCAGGAGAGGGATGTAGCTGCTGGCAAAGTACCAAGAGAGGCGATACTCCAGATTGAATACGGAGAGCCTAATGCCAGGATGAGGAGCATATACAATGCTGCCAGAGGATACAAGAAACATCTGGTAGTGACACACTACTCCAGGGATGAGTATAGGCCCAGGCTTAACCCACAATCTGGAATGATGGAGAGTGCTTCCACTGGGAAGTTGCAACTGGCAGGCTTTGGTGAGACTCCCAACATGGTAGATCTGGTTATCTATACTTACAAGGTGGAGAAGGGGAAGATAGACTCCCCTGATTACTCCCAACAGTTATGGGGAGTAATCACCACATCAGGCTTGGGGATTGAACTGTGTGGGAACATCATCCAAGATGTGACCTATGAGAAGATTGTGAATCTGCAGAAGATGCTAAAGGGAGAGGTATAATGCCTCTCCCACTGCTTCAGGATGAGTTCGAGCCACATGATATGCTACTGCTGATGAGGCAGTCAATAGAGGTGGAGGTGTCAGACCTGAACAGGCGTGGCTATGCAGACTATCTGTTCAATGCAGCAGATGGACATAGCATACAGTTGGAAAGGAAGCAGAATGGCGAGCTGCTACCAAGTCTGAACTCAGTGGAGGAGCAGCTGAAGAGGCAGTATGGTACAGCAGATGAGTGTGGGCTGATAGTGGAAGGGTTTATTGCTCCATCTCCAAAGGGATGCTATGTACTGAAGCCCAGCCTGGATGGAAAGATGTACTTTGTGCAGAGAGAGCTGCACACCAACTACTCCATGTATGTAGACTGGTTGTACCAGCTGGACAAGTGTGGGATAACCTGCTACTCCACTCCACACATTGTAGGTACAGCCACACTGCTGGTGGCATTGTACAAGAACTCCCAGAAGGAGGAGCACACTACACTGAGAAGGTATATCAAAGGGAAGGTACAGCTCAATGTGGAGAACAGGCACATCAAGACACTGATGGGAATTGAGGGAGCAAGCTTGGGGGAGAGGAGGGCCACTGACCTGATAGATGCCTTTGGGACTGCCTGGGGAGTGCTAAGCCAGAGTGAAAGTATGTTACAGATTGTAGATGGAGTTGGGCCTGGGATTGCCAGGAAGTTACTTTGGGCAATAGGGAAGGTAGGGGATGACTGAGAAGGAAGATGTTTGGGCAGAGTACAACCAGCTAGCTACAGCTGAAGCTATCGCCATACTCAACATTCATACTATACTGAACAGACTAGAGAACATCAGGTCAGAGAAGAAGCAGGCGTTTGATGCTGCTATGGTGAAGTTGGGATACACTATCAGGAGACTATGATGTTTGGAGAACACTTGGAACACACAGAAGAAGGCTACATCAAGTTCCCCAGAGACGTAGAAATCAGGAGGCAGCTCTGGCCAGAGAATGTGTTTAAGCATCCAGCTAAGTACAACTGCCATATGGTATGGAGTCTGGTGGAGTATCTTACTGAGCCTGGGCAGAGGATTCTTGACCCAATGGCAGGCTGCGGAACATCCATGTTAGCTGCACTGTCAGGCAGGAATGTGATACTGGTAGAGATAGAACAGAAGTACCATGAGATGCAGCAGTATGTGATGGATAATCTGGTGGCAGCTGAACCAGGTCTGGCCTCCAGGATATTCCTAATACAGTCAGATTGCAGGAAGGTACTACCTATGGCAGGGATTGACCTGGTACTGTTCAGCCCTCCCTATGGAGAGATGATTAAGCGGAAGAAGGTCAGTGGGATAGCTGCTGAGGAGGCCAGCTCATTTGCAGAGCTACCTGACTACTCCAAAGACCCCTGGAACATTGGGAAGTTGAGCCAGTTCATGTACTTCCAGGTGATGGAGAAGGTATACACAGACCTGCTGGAGACTGCCCCACTGATGTGCATTGTACTGAAGGATAGGATAAGTAATCAGAGGCGAATCAGGTTCGTGAGGCAGAACATAAAGCTGTGTGAGACGGCAGGGTGGAAGCTGGTGGAGGAGGTGAAGGTTGAGGCAGGTGGTACAGAGTTCATTAACATACACGAGAGCCATGGAGAGATAGTAGTGAGGGACGAGAGCATAGTGATTATGAGGAGGAAGTAGTGGACAGTGAACTGTGGAGGAATGTAATAGTAGCAGTCATCATAGTTAATGGACTCATCTGGTTATACCTTATGTGGAGGAGAAATGGAAAGTCCTAAGAAGTTACAGGAAGAAGCTGGCCTACACAGGACTGCATTGGAGCAGATACCAGTTATGGTATATGAGCTGGGAGACCTAGCTAAGAGTCTGGCATATGTGCAGGTCAGGCCAGACCTGGCCCAGGCATATATGGCAGAGGCTGGACTGGCATTAGCTGACCTAATATGCCAGTGCTACATCATGTCAGAACACTTTGAGTCAGAGCCAGTCTACTATACTAGACATACTGTCAAGAGCAACTTCCATAAACTATTGGAGCTTGGATTGGAGAGACAGAAGGAGCGAATGGCTGAGGTTAAGGAGTGGCTAGGTGATACATCCACTGATACTGATGCCAGAGGTTTTGGTCAGGATATGAAGGTAGGTTTAGATGATAGCGTACCTGGGAAGTAAGCACTTCACTGATAGGGACAGTATCCTGGCCCACATGGATAGTGTAACCAGGGGAGTGAAGCTGGTGGCAGTGGATGTAGAGACCATCTCACTGGTTAACCTAACTCCAGTCGGAGTAGGCTTCGCTCCCAATGCGGAGGATGCCTTCTACTTCACTACCTACCCAGAGCTTGACAGTGACTTCCCCTGGGAGATTATTCAGAGTCCAGACATCAGGAAGATTCACCACAATGCACTGTTCGACTTATCCAGTATAGATGAGTTTGAGCCAGATGCCAATGTAGATGACACTACACTGATGGCACACCTGCTGAACCTTCCAGCAGACTTAGTAACGCTGTCCAGCATATTCCTCCCAGGTACAGAAGTGCACGGCATGGAGGAGTATCTGGGAAAGGGACAGACTACCCAGGACTTAGACCCTGGGCTACTAGCCAGGAAGTGCTGCCAGGACTGCCTAGCAACATACAGGTTGTACCATGAACTGCACCCTCTGGTGGACTCCAGCTACTATGAAGTAGAGAGGCAGCTAATCCCTATCCTGGTGGAGATGAGTCTGAAGGGACTGAAGATTGACCATATGGAGAGGGAGAGGCTGGGGCAGAAGTTAGAATCAGACATGGGATATTACAGGTCTATCTGTGATGAGTATGACTTCAATCCAGGGTCGCATCAGCAGGTGGGGCATATACTGGCTAAGAGGGGAAATATACTGCCATTCAGGAGAAGGAGGGATAGGGAAGGCAAGTGGAAGATGAAGCTGGTGACTGTGGAAGAGGAGTTGGAGAAGCTATCTGACCCACTGGCAGCAGCTATTATCAACTACCGCCATGCTCAGAAGGCACTCTCCACTTACATCAAGCCCTATGCAGGGAAGGTCAGGGCTTTTACCAGATGGCATATGGACGCAGTCACTGGGAGAATAACCAGTACCAGGCGTAATATGCAGAACATCCCACCTGAACTTAGGTCTATGTTTGTACCAGATAATGGAGTGTTTACCGACTGGGATGCAAGTCAACTGGAGCTGAGGGTACTGGCTTACATATCAGGTGACAGAGCAATGATTGAGATATATGAGACAGGTGGAGATATACACCAACACACTGCTGACTTCATGGGTATAGACAGAAGGCCAGCCAAGAATGTGAACTTCTGTGTGCCCACATCAGTTGAAGCACTGACACCTGATGGTTGGAAGCCTTACTATGAACTTAGGTATGGAGACAGGGTACTGGGATACAATCAAGAACTTGAAGTGTGCCTATGGACACAGGTAATTTCAGTAATGCAGCCAGTAGCTTCAGATGTGATAACATTTGGTAACAATCATGTCCAGTTCAGGTCAACTGCAGGCCACAGATGGTATGGTAGGAGAAGGATACATACTCACAATCATGGGGATAGATATACTAATGAAGTCAGGACACTAGACAGAATTAACTCAGAGTTCACTATTAGACTGTCTGCCCCAGCATGGTTTGATATTCCAGACAGTATGTTTCATGCAGAGGCCATACCAGTCTCTCCAGTTGAGGCTTCAATAATAGCATGGATATACACTGATGGAAGTGTTGACAGATTCCAGATACATCAAAGTAAATACATAGCAGTAATCAGAGACCTACTCATAGGCATACCGCACACAGAGTACAAATCACGCCAGGATGGTCTAGTTACATTTGAGTTAAGGAAGGATTATGGAAGAAGCCTATGGTTAAAGACACAGCTAACTAACAGAACATTAGAGCAGTTTGTATTAGGACTAAGTGATAGTGCCAGGAAGAGCTTCCTTTATACAGCAATCATGGCTGAAGGTTGTGAACAGTTCGGTACAGTACACATAACTCAAAACTTCGGGGCTGTTCTCAATGCAATAAAGTTAGCAGCATTTCTGGAGGGATACTTCGTTAGAAGTAATGGCCCATATCCATCTGCTGCCTACCCAGGTAATACAAATGTTAGGATGTCTCTCAGTAGTCCATATCTAACAGGCCAGAGACTAAAGGTGCATGATGTCTCAGTAGAAGATGTATGGTGTATGCAGACTGGACAGGGAAGCTGGGTCGCTAAGGATATTGAAGGTAAGATATTCATTACTGGAAACGCTATGATATATGGAGCTACCGACCAGACCATAGCTGAGACTGCACATATCACTTCAGTCAGGAGAGCACATGAACTGAAGGAAAAGTGGTTTGATGCCTACCCAGATGCGGGTCTGTGGATTATGGAGCAGCAGAGGATGGGAGTTACAGAAGGGTATGTGGAGACACTGTATGGAAGGAGGATTAAAGTAGACGCAGAAGATGAACAGGGAGCTATGAGGAAGGCAGTCAATTATCCCATTCAGGGCAGCGCTGCAGAGATAATCAAGAGGGCTATGATTAAGTGCAGGGAGTTGCCACTGGTGCTTCAGGTGCATGACGAGCTGATTGCTGACGGAGATGTGACACAGCAGGTGTTGGAGGCAGGATTGGAGAAGCTGTCACCAGTATACACGCCTTATGATATTAAGACAGTAAGGAGATGGGAATGATGAAGCAGTTTACGGAAGCAGAGGAGCAAGAACTTCAGCTGAAGGTAGAGAGGTATGTAATCCAGAATGAAATCAGTAAAGAGTTTGCCAACTGGGAACTATTAGTCTTCCCCACATTGGAGGCTATGTGTGCAATGGGGCTTAGGTTAATTCTGAGATTCCCCGCTGAAGTCCTAGCGGAGTATAAGTGGCCTGCCAACTGGAAGCAGGCACTGAAGGGTAGGTTTGCTTCCAGGTGGATGAAGAGGCGTTGGCCTGTGGTGTATGAGAAGATTGATGTACTGGCCTGCTACAACAAGATTTCCATACCAAAGGAAGAGCACTTCATACATCTGAGGAGGACAGTTGATGGCAGATAAGGTTCTGGTAGATAAGGGGAAGCTCAGGAAGTGGCTTATGATTTTAAGGGCAGTATCCAACAGTCAGACAGATGATTTGGAAAAGTACAACACAGCCATCAGTAGGATTAGGCGGACATGCGAGACACTGGATTATCAGCTCAGAAAGCCAGTCTAGCTGCTCCATAGTAGCAACTCTGCCAGTAAGGGGAGGTTAGTGCACTGTAGCACACTCCCCTTTCTCCATTGGCGTTGAGGAACTCCCCATTGCCAGCATAGATACCCATGTGGGAGATATGGGGAGGTAACTCCCAGTCAGGCATTGGGTATGTGTCATGGAAGAACACCAAGTCACCTACCTCAGGTATATCCACTGGCCAGCACAGGTTGTAAATGTACTTCGCATAGTGGGGCAGTTCAATACCCAATAGCCTAGCACAGTAAACAACAAGACCAGAGCAGTCGAAGCCTACCTCAGGTGACTCACCTCCCCAGACATATGGCAGCCCCAGGTAGTTCTGGGCCAGTTCTAGGATTTGTCTACCTGGGGAGACTAAGGGTGGAGTTCTAGACCAATGTTTACTAACTCCTGGATGTGAGACTTCAGCCTCTCGCCCAGTATTTTGAAGTTGGCTTCTGTAACAGGTAGCCTTCTAGTAGCCATCAGGTAGAATCTGAAGCTCTCCTCATCATCTCCACCATCTGCTATCCAGCCAGTATGGATGTCTGGGAACTGCTCCTTCAGCTGCATTGGTGTTCCTCCTTCACTTGGCATAATATCAGCTTCTCCATCTATATCAAACCCAGACCAGCCTCCAGAATCCCCCAGACAGAAGACGCAACCTCCAATAATTCTCCAATCTGTGTTCATCTCTTCTAGGATAGACCTGAAGACTGGTCTTGGGTCTAACTCCACACACTCCCCAAGTGGGTAGTTCTCAGGGTGCTTCCAGGGCCAGTAAGTACCTACCTCAGTCAGTATCACTGGTGGAAACCTCAGACTCCTGGTGCTGAACTCCTCTATCCAGCTTCTGTATCTGTTGAAGTACCACTGGTCTATCAGGCCAGGAGTCTCTTTGGAAGTATAGGCATGGTAGCCAAAGTAGTCCGCCTTAGCCATAGAGGGGTACATCTCCAGGAGTTGGGCATCAGTACCATTCCCACAGGCTATGTTGCCTATGATGGACTTCTTGCCCAGGTGGTGTACTCTGTCAGTGAAGCCCCTCTCGAACATATCATAGGCAGCCCACTTCTCAGGTGGGTCATTATTACTGATAGCTTCATTGTAGGACTGCCAGACATCCACATCTGGGTACTGGCCGATTGGCAGTTGGTCTGCTATGTTGCAGCCATCTGTATAGGCCAGGTAGGGATCTGGGTTCCAGGACTGGGTGGGGAAGTGCTTCCTGCCAATGATTAGTATGTCTGGACACAAGGCTCTGATTGCAGGGGCTAGTTGGAGTGCAGAGTCAAATAGAAGTACCACTCTGGCCCTCAGCTGTACCACCATGCCAGGGAAGTGTGGCTTGTCAGTGTAGACTCCATAACCTAGCTTCATTGTCACTCCCTATCTGGGTTGCCTAGCTGCTGCCACTGCCACATTAGTCCTATACTGTGCCCTGTCAGCTAGTACTGCTTGGAACTCTGCCATAGCCTCAGATGCCAGTACCTGATACCTGGTGGAAGCGGCCATCTCCCTATCGGCAGCCAGTTGGTACTGCTCTGACTCCTGAATGTAAGTCCTCATCTCATCGATTCTCTGACTGGCCTCCCTGGCATACTCCTGGCAAGTGGCAAGCCTGGCCTGAGCCTCACTCACATAGCCATTGGCAGAACTGAGCCTGCCATTAGCCTCACTGATAAATGCATCTGCCATATTGACTCTGACACTGGCCTCATCCCTGTAAGCATTAGCCATAGCTATCCTGCCAGCTGCCTCATCAATGTATCTGGCCATGACTCCCAGTCTCTGTATTGCAGCAGTGAAGTATCCATTCATAGTGTCTGCATGGCGGGCAGCCTCCTCTAAGAAGTGTGCCCTCTTCTGCCCCCACAGTGCAGCTATCTCTGCCTCTCTCTGTGAGTATGATGCATACTGCTCCGCCACACTGTCTCCCACATTGACTGTGTTTATCAGAGCCTTGCCTGTCTCCAGAAGTGGTTGTGCACCTGTGATAGCAGTACCCCCAGTGATGTACTTTACCTCATCAGCCCAGACACCTTCAGCACCTGTTAGCAGGTCGGCATTAACCTTCCCCAGCTCAACGATAGCATTGGGGAGGTCACCTGACACTCCAGTTATTGCTGCAACTATGGCAAAGCAGGCATCCAGAGCGATATTGGCATCATCTACCTGGGCAGCTATCTTGTCTGCTGCAGCGTCTGCCTCAGTCCCAGCATGAGTAGCCACCTTTGCCAGTGCGGCAGAAGCACCAGACGCACCAATTATCAGTGCAGACACAGCATCCAACGCAGTCTTAGCATAGCCAGCATGGGTGGGAACTGCATCCAGAGCATTATCACACAGTATGTGGATTGCTGCTATACTGGTGAGTCTAAGTCTGGCAGTGGCAAGGTCAGTGACTGCCTGATGCACCCTCTTAATTGACAGCATCCTCAGTGCATAGACTCTGGCCCCTTTTAATACTACCTCATCCAGAAATGGTCTCCAAGTTCCTTCACCTGACATGATTTACCTCCTATATCTCACTTATGGGTATAGATGTTGGAGTACAGAAGCCATGTACCAGTGGCCCACCAGACCACAGGTAATGGCCCCCATTCTCCCAAAGTCCAAAGTGTGTTCCTGGCAACCAAGCTCCAGTGTCGCCATCTCTGTAAAAAACTTGATGCCCCTTAAAGCAATAGACTCTCCCATCAACACTGGCAAAGGCATTAAACACAGGATAGCCACCTTGAAGTCCTGCAACATCCTCCTCAGTAAAAGCTCCAGTCGAATCAGCAGCACGACTGTAAACCCGCTGACGATTTGCGGGCGGCCACAGAGACATATCTTCCCCATGTGCCAACAGATATTCACACTGTGGTACATCATCAATATATCGGAACCCAATACTGACGATGTGGTTTGGGTCACCTGCAACTCCTGGCACCTGGTCAACAACCCAGGAACCATCTTCATGGTATAGCAGTTTAGCCCACCACGGAGTTGGCGCTCCAGAGGTGCCTGCAGCAACCTGGAACCTTCCATTGGCAGGATTGTATTTCATCTGGGCATGAGGGAATCGGGAGTGGTCACCGTGCTCCTCATCAGTGGCGAAGTCTACACCATTTGCAGTTTTTCTATACACCACAAAATTATCTGCATCGTCATCAATATACCACCAGTACAGTGTAGTTCCATCAGTGGCTACTCCAGGACTATAAGTAGATGTTTCGTGGTCTTGTGGCCCAGTATCTATCACAACCAGTGTGTTATTAACTGGGTCAAACTTATACAGCATAGGTCGCTCATAGTAGTAACCAGGCCACTGTACATACTCCTCTTGCCTTACACCTGTAATAAACCAGTAATCACCCAACTTGGCTGCCTGCTGGCAGAAGCACGCAGGGTTATTCCAGTAACCAGAGTGCTCATCCACTGGTCTCATAACGTCACTATGTCCAAGTGCAGTTACTTCACCTGTAACAGTATCTACTTCATAGATGTCGTAAGGCTCAGGATTGGGGGCAAACTCTGTATCAACCCAGTCTTGATACCAGGGGATAGCATATAACTTCCCCAGTGAATCGTCCCAGAACATACAGGATACATAAGCGCCATCAGAGAATCCATCTGGGTCTGCCTCCTCATCCCTACCGAAGTGTGCCAGTAACTGCCATGCACCCCCAGCCAGTTTGTATATTGTACCCTGACCCATGTGACCGCCACCTGTGGCAAGATACTTCCCAGGAGCCAGATATAGAACAAGCCCTGGATTCAGTATATACTCCCCTTCCACATACACCCTAACCAGGCTATCAACAGTCGGCCTTGCATCCATATACAGCTTGTCATCCCAGGTGTAGAACCTAATGAACTTCCTTGGATACTGGTCAATGGGATACTCCACCCCAACCACCCTAATTCTGGATGGGCAAAGGCCATCTTCGATAGGGAAGTCATCCAGGTCACTAATATCCAGGGTTAATGATAGGAAGTCTATCTCGTACTGCCTAGTATACTGCAGTGGTACACTTCTGCACATATCATGCAGAGAACTAATTAGGCAGGCCTCCAATTCAGAGTTGGTAGCAAGGTTAGCTACTGACAGGTTAGCTTTCAGAGCTGTGGATAGAGCAGTAACCATACCCCCCAGAGTCTGTGATGGGTTGGAATTGATAGTCTGCTCTGCCTCATACCTTACTGCAATATGCCTCTTGAAGATGTCAGAACCCTTTGGTGTCTCCCAGTTAGGGAACAGTGAATTACCCCATACTGCAAATGGAATTGGATTACCCAGTGGACACTCCACTTCCGTGACTCTGATGAAGTTATATCTCTCACTGGCAACTATTTCATATATTGGTAGGAGGTCAATGGCATAGGTGTCTGTTTCATAGGAGATGTAAACCCCAGTATTGGGCATGGCTAGATTCCAGATAGCCCCAGTCAGGTAATTTATCTCATAGTCAGTTCCCCTAACATAGGTAGTGCCAGACTTACTTATTACCTCACTGAACCTTCTGATAGGCTTGTAGTCAGTATAGGCCACGTAGTCTACTGGATGAGAACCAAGTGCTTCATCAGTAATTACCCTGGATGACACCTCAGTTTCATACACTCCCTGATATGGAGTATGTCTGGAGACATCCAGTATGGCAGCATAGATGGCCTCAGTAGCCTCACTATCACTGACCAGACTGTCAGTATCAGCTAGGTCTGTCTGAAGCCTATCAATCAGTTCAGTTATTGATTCCTGGTCTATCAGGTCTGCCATGATGCTCCTATGCTGTGGCTATGTTTTGTTCTGCCTCATAGTAGATTACTATATGGTTAGTGTCACCCATCTGTGCCTGACTATCCCTACCTGGCCCTATCCACAGTATGTCTCCCCACATAAAGAAGTTCTTGATGTCCTGAGGCACACTGCCCAGTGGGTACTCCACCATTGCAGGTCTAATCATGTCTGTAATGGCAGAGAGGTCAACTGCTATCTTGCTCTTCTCATAACTGGCATGATACCCAATGGCAGTCATGGAGCCAGTAGACAATGCAGTGATAGTCCCATTGGAGTAGTCCATAGTATAGTCTGTATCTCTAGTGAAGGTCACTACTGGAAGAGCAATTGTCCTTACTGACTCAGACCCGTACTTGACTGGGTGATTAGCCAGTGATACGGCCACCCCAGTATCAGCAGTGAAGTGCTCATCTGTCACATCGAAGTCCAGTGTCAGCTCATAGACCTTCTGCTGCGGTATATGCCTGTTCATGTCATAGATGGCATTACGGATACAGGCTTGGACTTCAGCAGCAGAAACGTAGGTATTGCCACTGTCACCCAGGTCCAGTTCTACTGCATCCACCAGTTCTGTCAAGCTGCGCTGGTCTAGTAAGTTTGCCATAATTGCCTCCTAAATGGTCTGCCCATATCAGTTTACCTGCTTTCCTATAATGATTCCCTAATTCTAAATGCCAGCACCCTAATCTCGGCAGTCACTCCTAGCATATTCTGGATGGTCACATAGTTGCTTGATAGGTAGATATTTAATTTAGTATCCGTATCGGCAGTTGTGGTATATTGGCCTGCAATCGTCTGGCTTACGATAATCAAGCTGTTACCTCCCTGAAGGCATATAGCCATATTTCCAGAGTAAGTATCATTCACTAGAAACAGACCACTGAAGACAATGGCCCCGAAGGGCTGAAGTGTGCCATTGTCAGCCACCGAACTGCCTGTCAGGTTGCCGTCTAAGCCATAAACCGATGTGCCCTTAGATAAAATTGTTGTTAATGTTCCTAGACTCTGGAATGGCCCAGATGATACTATGGAAGTACCATTATCATATATGTACCGTGTGCTTTGATTGCTTGGATAGATGTTCCCATCCTTTGACAATACCTGTTCTATGGTTACACCAGCATCAGCCGTCTTCTCAGCTATGGTATCTACAGAAAGCGAAGCATTTATAGTAATTACGCCTACACTTGAAATCCGCATGCGCTCTGTGAAATTGCCACCTACTGGGCGGGTATACAGAACCAGATAGCCCGCAAAGTCTGAGGCATTAGCGTTCTCTTTGAGTCCACCAATACCTGCGAACTCTGTAGTATCATCTGCGCCAGTAAGGTACTTACCGCCCAGACTAAGAACGCCGCCTCGGTCTTGGGCATAAGCGTCAGTAGTATACAGGCCCAGTTGGGCACGCTGAGTCAGAGCAGCCCATGCTGCTCGAATATCCACCTTTGGTAGAGGAGTTGTTGTCCCGATACCGACTGTTCCAACAACCGTCACTGCCCCTGTCAGGTCTAGTGTAGCCTCGCCCTCTACGGCAGCTATGGCCTCAGCGTTTGTATATTTGGCATGGTGTGGTGCTCCGTCCCCGATAGCGGTGTGCTCGGCAGGGGTCAGGTAGCCAGTATGCAAATCACCTAAGTCAGGATGTGCGTGAACATGGTCTCTGTGGGCAAATACCAGTGATGTGCCTGGACTGGCAGCAGCTGCTATATCTGCAGGATTAGTGGCATCCAGGGCAGTTTTCCAGCTGGGCCTCAGTTCTGCATTATCTATACCTAGCAGGTTACGGACATTAGCAGCTGGTATGGAGATTGCTAATCTGCTCCACTTGGGAGTGGTGTTGCCAATGATGACATCTCCATCCAGCACACTGCCTGCCAGTGTATCACTGTGTGCAGCAGATAAGATAACATGTGCAGGTGGGGCAGTCTCCAATGCCTTAGCTCTGCTGGCCAGTTGGTCTAGTGCATCATCTGTCTCACCTGGGTCTGCACTGCCAGCCCAGTTAGCTAGCACAGCAGGGAGGAAGTGCACCTGGTCAGCTTCCAGGCTTACACTGGGGCTAGACAGTGGGCCTGTGATGACTCCCCCAGGAACCATCAACCTCCCATAACCATAAGTCTGCAGGCTGTCCAGGAAGGACTGTGGATTCTCGGTATCCAGGAAGTCAAATGCCTCCCCCAGGCTAATCTCCATACTGTATGTACCAGAAGCATAATGCCTGGTCAGCATACCAATCCTACCTACTATGGTAGTTGCAGCACGACTGTCAGTTATCAGCACATAGTCCATAACCTCCTGGCCACAGTTCATGGGTACTAAGGCTCTGCCTTTGGAGGCCTCCTGCTGGAGTCTAAACAGCAGTGCATTGGCCCTAAGCTGGGCCAGAGCAGCGTTGCCAGCTATATCTGGGTCTTCATACACTTTGGAGACAACTCCAATGGCAGCCTGGGAAGTAGTATCGTTAGCAACTGCCCAGGTAGATGCAGCGTTTGCCATCTCCGCAATCACAAATACCTTATTGGGAATGACCAGTACCCTCTCACGGAAGTCTATGATGAAGCAGTGTACAGTGTCATACTCATAGTCATAAGCAGCGGGGGCAGGATTGAGCCAGGTCAGGTGCATCTTCCCATCTGCCTTATACACCAGCACCGAATTGGTCATCTCCTCAAACCGCTTCACCAGGCCCAGGATAGAATCGAAGTTACTAGGTTCATAGTCAGATGTGCCATTCAGAGTAGTGTCATTGCCTGCAGTGTCATCCACCATGTCAGCCACATCTGCCACAAGGGAGGCCAGGATGTTCCTGATGGTAGCATTACCAAAGGAAGGGGCAGCACCGACTCCACCACCAGTTGTACCTGCCTGAGTCAGAGTGATGGTAGCGAAGCTAGTGGAGCCAGTTACCACATCACTGGTAAGGAAGGTGCCAGTCACCCCTGTAACTGTAATGAAGTCTGCACCAACTAGCAGGACTCTTAGTGCTACTCCAGTACCACCTCCCTGACCACCATTGGTAACTGCCTCACCAGTCTGGAACGTCCCTACAATAGTTCCCCTTAGCTCCACTCCGCCACCGATAACATCCAGCTGGGCCAGCTTCCACCAGGCATCCACACAGACCAGTTCAGTTAGTAGTACACCTTCCTCTGACCTATCTCTCTGGCTCCTGACCCACAGTGGAGCAGCATCTGACTTCTCATTGCTGCCAGTATAGCAGCCCCAGCCGATAGTAACCTTATAGCCTCGAAGGTCTTTGGCAGAGAAGAACTGGTCATCATTCTTTAGCTGAATGGTGGTCTGTGCAGTGCTACCAAACAGTGCCTCAGTGGAGTCTATCTTGAAGATACGGTTGGGAGAGTCAGCAGTAGTATAGGTGTAGGTAGGACTGCCACCAGGAGCTACCAAAGTGACAGAGATGTATGGGGAGACATTCTTGTCTCGCTGTTCAGCTTTGAGGGGGTCAGATAGTGTTCTCACTTAACAATCCTCAGTAGTTTCCAGATGGCCTTAACATGGTCTGTGAGTGACAGTCCCCATATCTGGAGGTTCCCAGTAATATCAGTAATCACCCCACTAACTGCCAGCTTGATTGCAGTAGAGCCAGCCTCAAACTGGTTAGACAGGCTGCCAAGCAGTGTACTTACTGTCCCTAACAAACCCTTAATGGCAGTGAATGATATACCCAGTGAGCCAGAGACTGAGCCTACAGTACCAGCCACCTGCTTACCAGTGGACTTACCCAGCCCACCAGTTAGTGCCCCTGCCTGCCCACTGTACGATTTGGAAGTCATCTTACTGACCAGTCCACTGAGCACCCCTGCAGCTCCACTAAGGCTCAGTACGAATGTAGGCAATCTGTTCAGTGAGCCTGTGAGTGCTCCCATAACTCCAGCAAATGGTTTAATGGTAGATTTACTAATACTACCTGACAGTGCCCCCACTGTACCACTCAGTCCCCTTGCTGTACTCTTGGTTAGTGCACCAGATAAGCTCCCAGCAGTTCCACTAAGCTGTTTGAGTATGTTCTTCGCCAGTGTACCAGTCATAGTTCCCATAGTTCCTGCTACTGCCAGTATGGTCTTCTTAGCATTGACCAGTACTCCTGATAGGGCTCCAGCAGTACCTGCAAATGCCTTAGAAGTAGTCTTAGCAACAGCACCTGTGAGTGTACCTGCAACTCCAGCCAGAGCCTTTGCAGTTGCCTTACCAAGCGTCCCACTCACTGAACCCATAGTACCAGCAACTGCCAGTGGAGTGACGCTCGGCCCCACATTGATTTCACAGCCCAGTATCCCATAGTTGCCAGCTGCAGAGGTAAATGTAACAGTTGTTCCCGTCTCACCATTGACCCGATAAGCACCAGAGCCACCTGCCGTTGGAAGGGAGTATCCAGCATCGGATATTTCCGACCAGTTCGCAGGCGGAGTTGAGGCAGGTGGACTTCTAGGAATGCCAAAAGCAGCGCAGTAGCCATTACCTGTTAGCAGCGCAGAACCAAAGGTAACAACTGGGTTAGCAGTCGCAGCAGCAGCCTTAGCAGTCTGTCTAACAGGTGTGCCAGAGTAGTCTGCCCCTGTAACCTGGAAGATAACAGCATGGCAACCTGTACCATTATCACCTGTGACATTTATTGTAACCACTGTGCTTGAAGGGGAACCCCCTACAACTGCAGTGTAAAGATAGGCAGTGTCCACACTGTTATAGAGTTGCACCTGTTGCTGTGTCCAGGTTAGGGCAGGAACAGAGGTGCAAGTCCCTGCTGCCACTGTGCCAGTAACAAAGGCCATGACCACCAGTACAGAGTTAGCCACTGGAGTGAAAGCGCCAAAGGCATAGCTCCCAGCATTGGTAGTTATGTTTATCTCAGCTACTGGCTCAGTGATTGCAAGAGTCATTTAGGACTCCTACGCTTCAGCATTGATAGTTAGCTGGTATGTAGACTCAATCTTGTCACCAGACACCACATTGATAGCTGCAAACACACTCCTGTCCATCAGTGTTGGAGTATTGGCAGTAACCACATTAAACAGGCCATGCTCAGTGATGGCAAATGTACCTGCGAATGTGTGAGTGGCTACTGACTTGTAGATGTTGGCAGCTGCTTCTACCTGTGTACCAACTTCCCTGGCCTCACCACAGTCATTCCCCAGGATGGTATCTGCATTGCTCTCACCAACTGCACCTGTCCCGTAGTCATGGTACTTGTACTCCTTGAAGTTAGCATAGGGAGTTGCCAAACCCTGCAGTGCATCCACTATGTCGTTGACAAAGGCCAGGGTTACCTTCTTCCTGGACACTATACCCAGGTCTTCCACCCTGCCATCCCCTCTGATTACCCTCATACCCAGTGTACTGGTAGCAGTGATACTGTGTCCCTGGAGCACCCCAACTACTGCTTTAACCTTCTTCCAGAATCTCATTTTGTCCTCCCTCTAGGAGCTAATCCATGTCGAATCTTCCATCCAAGTAGCCAGCTCCTGACCCTTCTAGTTAGCCCTTTAATATCCACTTCAGAGTCCTTGCTGCAGTCTGAGTTGCTGCTGACACTATCTTCACAAACCTGTACGGGGCTAGGTCTGTTAGGTCATCTGCCCCCAGTGCAAAGTTACCAGTACCTGCAACAACAGCTATTGCAGCTGGAACAGCAGTTGTCAGAGTCTGGAACGTCCCACCTGGTTTGTCACTGACCTTGAAGGTCAGGTTGCCTGAATCCAGTGTGGGTATCAGTAGACCCATAATGGAGAAGTTCTCCAGGTCTACTTCTGCTGACTCAGTACCACCTGATGCAATTACTGCTTCTATGACCTTATACAATACTGCCATGTTACCCTCCTACCACAGAATTTGTCCATATTGCCTCCACCATCTGGTGTGACCAATCAGTAGAAACAACTGGTTGTACACCCACCACCTGATTCTTTGATGCCAGTTCATGTAATTCATTACTTCCCCTTCTCTGTCATTGCTAACCTGGTTCTACCTTTGCCAGTGGCTTCACGAGCCATCTGATATGCCATAGCCTGTCACTGATTCTGCTCTCTGCCACCTTCCTCCATACACTGGGCTATGGACTCACTGATGGCAGCACTAATCTCATCATCACTGCTCTTTGGGTTTAGGTTCTGGGCTGGTAAGGGCATCTGCTACCTCCTTCCTTTGTGCCAGTTGTCTTAACTGTCCTTCAAGGAGTGCTATCCTATCTTGGAGTGCTTTGGTCTCCTGCTCCTTCTGGTAGATGTAGCTCAGTATCTGGGCTAGCGTGGTATCCATCTTCTACCTCCTGATGATAGCAAACTGGGGAGATATTATAAGCCTCTCCCCAGGGCTACTAATCACTTCCTATCTCCTCCACCACCTACTCCAGCTGCAGCCAGTACTGATTCCCATAGCCATCAGCACCTGTCTCCTCGGTTATGTAACCTAGTGGCTGACGACCTAAAGCTCCCAAAGGAGTAATCGTACCGTCTCCAGCAGCCCCGACCATCCTCTCATTTGCACCATCACCAATGGTAGCAGACTGTGGAGTATAGCAGCGACCCTTCCTCTGAATCCATCCGAAGGAATTAGCTGTCATGGAAGAGCACATACACACTCCCACAATGGTAGTGTACTCAATACTTGCCACAACCTTCAGTTTGGAGAAGATTGACTTGAAGGCATCCACCCCATCCGTAACGGTGATATTAGCCTTCAGTGGAGATTCCAGGTATATTCTGCAATATACCCCTGTCCCTTTCTCACTACCACAGATACGGTAACCTGGTAAGTGGTTTGCATAGTCAGTTCCTGTAGGGAATGCCACAAACAGGCCATCCTCAAAGAAGTTCTCTGCATACTCAGTTGCCTTCTCCAGGTCGACATACTCCTGGCCTACGACTGCAGCTACGTAGAGGTCTCCAAAGAAGCCATCCACATCCGCCTGGCTAGTAACTTCAGGGTCGTAGTTGCCATTATACAGCGTATAGCCCCTTGGAGCAGTTGTACTGGTGACTCCAAACTTCCCATACCTGAACACCCTACCGTCAGCAAACTCCAACTTCGCACCTAGTGGATACAGCTGAGTCGTACTCTCAGCGTAGATGTCGGGCTCCCCCAGGTTCACCAACCCCTTGATGACGTTAGCTGGCAACCACAGGGAGGCTCCATTCTTCAGGATTACTGGACCTGTAGTCTTCTCAAATTGTACAGTCATCTTTCTCCTCCTTCCTAAGCTGCCACAGCGCCGTCTATGATGTCGTGAATCCTGCCCAGGGACTTGCTAGAACCCAGTGCCAGAGCCACATATGCCTTCAGTCTCATACCTTCAGCATCGTAGTTCTCCAGCTTCTCAAAGTCCTCGAAGGCAAAGAACTCACCCAGGTTGCCCCCATCACTCCCACCAAAGGCCATGCACAGACCACCTTCCATAATCTGCCCTGTGCGGACTAGGAAGATGGAGTATGCAACATGGCCAGAACTCCACTTTGCTCTGGCTCCAGTGGCACTATTGCCTCGGCCAGTGTCCAGCTGCTCCCCTACCATGAAGTCAGACCTGACAATGGGAACTCCATCAAACATGGTAACTCGCTTCCCCAGGTCATTGATACCAAACATGATGTTGTAGGGGCCTGCGTAGCTGGCAATACCTGCCTCCTGCACATGGGCATCAATCCGCCTAGCCAGGATATGGGGCATGAGCCAGAACATATTGCCAGTACCCAGCTGAGGAGCCTTGACACTATCGAGCAGCAGTCTCATGTTGGACAGGTTCAGCACACTGTCACCTTCGTCAATGTCCAGTACACCATCAGCTGCACCACCACTGTCGTTCTCAGCTGCAAAGGCATGGAGACCATCAAACTCCTTAGCAGAGTTATATGTCAGGTCTCCATATATCATCTTGTCTTCTATTGTCCTTGCACAGCCCTTTCCAAGCCCAGCCAGTACAATGGCCCTGTAGTCATTGGGGTTCTGGTAAGTATCTCGCATGAACTTATCCAGAACATCCTGACGCAGGACTCGCTTCAGCTCCACTTCCTTCTGTGCAGTGTAATCAACATCAGCAGTCCACGGAATTGGCTGGTTGATGTCATAGAAGTCTGCAGAGGGGAGGGTCTTCTCCCTATTGTACTTCACAGACTTTGCATTTATCTGGAATACAGGGATTTTAGGAATCAGATTCCCTTCCTCGATTACCTCCTCTACCACACCTGCAAGAAGTTGGCTTTGCACCAGTTTCTGGGCTTCGGTAAGGCTGCTCCAGTGACCTACGATCGCCATCTGTTAACCTCCTTATTTATTTTTGGTGCAGGGCATTTAGACCAGCAGTAATCTTTTCCCTGGGTGTCAGTGGTGTGCTTCCACCTCCGCCTCCACCTTGGTCAATACCGCTGGCTCTCTGTGTCCCCACCAGTTTCAAAGCCTCTTCTAGTGCTTTTAATCCTGCCTCATCTTTACCTTCGAGGACAGCAGGTGAGACGTTGTAGGTCTTCACCAGTAAGTCCTTCTTAAGTCCGAGGAGTGTTTGGGACATCTCCCCACTGCGAAGATTCGCAGCATTGAGTGAGGATTCTAACTCCTGAACCCTAGTCGCCTGGTCCTGGAGTTGCTTCAGCTTGGTCTCACTAGCTTCTCTCGAAGCCCTCTCGTTCAGCATATTCTGGTAGTGGGAGTCAGAAGTAAGTTTCAGTTCATCCAACTGACCCTGTACCACACCTATCTGCTGTTCAAGAGCCTCCTTTGCAGTTTTGACAGCCATCAGGTCTTTCAGTGGAACAGTCTGGTTGCCATCACCTTCAAGAGTCATGTTATTTACCTCCAGGTTCTATTCTAGCACACTTGGCTATGGATTGCAAATATAGACTTATACTTATATATAATGTTATAGTCATCGGGAATATATCACTCCACAACTGGGTATACACTGCTTACTGCAGGTCGCCCCATTATGGTCAACTGCCGTCCTCCTACCTTTATTGACTGTACTGGTCCACTAGAGCATCATGCTTCTTCTGAGCAGATGGAGTCAGGAGTACCATGTTAGGTTTCCAGAAGGATAGCCAGGAGTTCAGCTCAGGGTAGACCAGGCGAAGGTTCTTCCTAACAGTGGACAACTCACTAGAGAAGTGGCTAATTAGCTTGTCTCCACTTTCTGCATGGAGCACCTCCTGCAACTGCTGCCTCTCAGTCTGGGTTGCAGCCCTCTCATAGTCTCTGATAACAGATTGTTCCTCAGAGGTGTATCTGCGTAGACCAACTGCCCTAGTAGCATTGTAAGGTCGGATGTACTTCCTGCTGGTAGTCCAGTAGAGCTTCTCCATGTCAGTCATCTCATTCTGTATGGTCTTGATAATCATGTCTTTGTAGTTGTCTGGAACTGCGTCCAGGAGCCAGTCAGTCAAGGTGTAGTAGGTGTCGAAGTCCCAACTGTAAGCACCTGTATCCCAGTCGTATCTCCACTCTGGCTTCAAGTCATAGTATATGTTAAGGATTTCCTTTGCAGGGTGGTAAGTGACCTGGATACCCTGCTCCTTCAGCATGGCTTCCTTACGTTCCTCCATAGTGAAGTTCACATCTCGGTACTTCTCAGATGACTTGATGCCTTCTATCATATTGGCTACTTTGCCCTTCAGGTCACCACGCATAGAAGTCCAGACAGCAGCAGAGATGCCACCTTCCTCTCCTCTCAGACCCTTCTTTAGCATCTCATCTATCTGGTTCTGGCCAGGAGTCACTAGCTCTCCCTTATCATCGTAGAAGCCATCTAGCGACTGTAGCCTGACCTTATCCATGTCTCTGTAGGCTGCATCTGTTTTGGCCTGGAGGTACTGATAGCTTAGTGGTTGCAGTGGCATACTGGAGCCTGCCCACTGTTGCATACCTTCCAGGTCATTGATGGCTATCTGGGTCAGTGGGTCAAGTGGGAAGACATCAGAGTAGCGGCGACCAGTTACAGCCAGATGACGACTAATGGTATCTTGCATTTCAACAGGTACACCCTGGGTTTCATATCTGGCCTGTCCAATGGTCTTGTAATACTGCACCCTAGACTCTGGGTCATACCTGAATGGCATCCCCTGATATAGCAGAGCCTCAAACAGGGAAGCTTCACCTACTGCATTGTCCCATATCTTCTCCTCCTCTGGAGTCAGCTTCTCGTTGTTCAATATCAGTTCATAGATGGCCTTCCCATCATGGCCTGCATCTATGGCAGCACCCATAGCCAGATAGTTCCTGAACCTTTCAGGAGTTATCATATCTCTGAGTCTTTTTACTGCAGTGGATTCTGGGAACATCCATACTAGAAGTGCCAGTGGAGTCTTCACCGAGGCAGGGAGAATCTCAGAATACTCAGGCCGTCTGTTAGCTACTGTGTTGAACAGGAGGGTCTGGAAGCCAGTAACTAACACATTAGGGTAGAACCCTGCCCTGCCCATGAAGTCCAGTGTATTAGCCATTCCTGGGAAGGCATCGTAGTATTCAGGGAAGTCACGGAGGAACATACCTCTGAACCCACCCATGAAGATTGTACCTTTCAGGGGAGAAAAGCCCACATTAGTTCCAGGTATATGGACATAGCCCCCATCTGTGTAGTCAACATATCTGGCTAGGGTAGTAGCGTGACCTGGATGGCGAATGAACTGTCGCCAGAGGAAGGGGTAGCGCTGGGACTCGTAAGTCCAGTAAGGGAAGATGCTGTGCATGGCAGCATTAGCCATGTCGTACTGGTTGTAGTTAGTGAAGGTTCTGCCAAACTCAGTACGGACATTGTCCAGGACTTTCTGGCGGGAGGTAGTCCAGGCAGCCTTACCAGTATCTTGGAACACATCCAGACCCTTCAGGTTATCTGCAGTAGCATCCAGTGCCTCTGTCAACTTTGCCATATCATCTGCACCAATGCCGTAGCCCTGACTGAGAGTATGCAGCTCCTGCCTGAGTCCTTCCAGGGCCTGGTACTGTGGGGTCAGTGCACTTACCTTCTGTGGGTCTATGTTCAGGCTCAGTACAATGGAGTCATAGACATCATCCAGGTTCTTGGCAGTGAAGCCAAGCCTGTCGGCCCCAGTTAGTCCACCCTGCCTAGCTACTGCAGCCGCCCTTCTCCTCACCCTGTCAATCCACTTGTTCTTGTCTATGAAGGCTACCAGGTTCTCGTCATAGATAGTTCTGGCTATATCGTCTCCCATCGAGCCATACAGGTAGGCCACATCTTCCACAGTTATCTTGCCAGACGGCCTTTTTGGCTTTGGAAGGTGAGCGTAGTCTACCAGGTCAGATAGGTCATCTATGTCTCTCCAGATAGGCTTATTTAACTCCACCCAGTCATTCCATACCTGCTGCCTCATGGCAGTGACCTTATCCCACCAGGCATGGTTAGCTGGCCCACCTCTGGGTTTGGAAGGGTTCATCTGGGTAAATATAGCTGCCTCCTTAGCCCTGGCGGTCTTAAAGTTCTGCAATGCCAGCCACTGCTTATCAACCAGAGTCAGGTAGTCGTCTGCCAACTTAGGTTTCAGCTTACCAATGGAGTCTCGAAGAACCTGTATCACTGACTCTGCCTCAGGTATCATATCATCAAAGAAGGCTTTGATATACTCCCAGCTGGCATCATGCATCTGACTCCTCTGTGCATAGTCAATAATCTGTATGGCACGCTCCTGGGTAGCAGAGCGAGTAGTATTTACCAGATTCTCCATGCCATCCAGAATGTCTATAACTGTGTGAAGGAACAGTCTGAGACCCTGCTCATCAGTTGGTGGAGCTTCTCTAATCTGCTTAGTCAACTCCTTCATCATAACTTTGGCTATCTCCAGCCTCTGGATAGCCATAGTATCTACCAGGGCTTTGGCTCCTGCCATTGAACCTTCTATGTCTCGAAGCAGTTTGCCAGAGTAGGCATCTGCTATGATAGCCTCCTTGACTGCAGTTGGAGTCAGCATATCCTTACTGAAGTGGTCTTCCAGTGAGTGAACCAACCTGTCTACATCATAGTTAGCTGCCATGTCTTTTAGTTGCTGCACTGCCTCTGGGCCTCTAGGTGCTACTGCCCTAACCATATCGTCAATATGCTTGGCTTCCTTTGGGGAGATGTTATCGAAGGCCACCTTCCTCACATCCACTATGGCATTGTCTATCAGCTCCATCTCCCTGGGCAGTGCCTCCCTCATAGCATTAGGAATTCTGTCTGCAAACCAGGAGCGCATCACCTTGAAGCCCATTCTGCTTAGGGCCTGGTTGACTTCCAATGCAGAGTGGATTCTCAGCTGCCTCCCAGTGACCCTCTGGAACATTCTGTCCAGTGGCTTGGTGATAAACTCTGGAGCTGGAGCCAGTAGGCCAGGTATTCTCTCCAACAATGCAGGCTTAGATGGCTGGAAGGTTACCTGCTGCCTGGAGCGAAGTGTATCTCTAGTGGCATCTGGAATTCTCAGCTGTGCTCCCTCAGCCAACTCCTCACCTGCAAACCTAGGAAGCATAGATTCTGGGACATTGGTCAGGTCTCCGACCTGGAGCATCACCATCTGGTCAGCATACTTGCCTCCATGCCAGGGGCCACGATTGGATAGACTCCTGTATACAGTCTCCAAATAGTTCATTGTACCGTAGTTAGCAATTAGCAGGTAGTGAGCAGCCATTGGAGACACCAGTTGCTTCTCAATACCGTCTCGCCAGATGTGCTTTGCCAGATAGTCTGCCCCATCCAGGAGCCTTCCCATTGCCCTGGAGTTCATTCTGAGGGTATGTACCATTGACTCCTTGTTTTTGATGGTCAGGTCTCGGATAAATCTCATAGCTGCGAAGTTGATGTCCTTGACAGTATTCAACCCAGCAATCCTGTCTACATTGTTCAGTATACCTTTGAGCTTGCCAGTGATTAAGGTTCTGGCTGCATGGAGAACTGCAGGATTCTGTGGGTCAGCACCTAGTTGGACTGCCAGCTCCACTGCAGCCTGTGGAACTTTCATCACGCCATTGTCTACTCCCTCGGCTACCAGTGGATTGAGATGCTCAAAGATTTTGTTGACTGCCAGTATCTTATCCTGGGTTGGTACTACATCATCTACCCCCAGCTTAACTCCCATCTCTACTATCTCATCTGGTTCTACAAAGGCCATCTTGGTCATCAGTGAGCCAACTGCCTCAGCAGGAGTAGATGGAGTAGCCCCAGGACGCCGCTTTAGCCATCCTCTGGCAGACTCCTTCAGTGTTATGCCAATGTCAGCTGCAGTTATGGTACGCTTGTCCAGTCTACCAACTCTTGTGCAGGCAGCTGCATAGAGATTATCCATGTACATCTTGGAGTAGCGAGCTGCGACTCCCACCACAGTATCAGGGATGAACTTCCCAACTCCTCTGGCTACATCAAACGGTATGTCAGATAAGGCAAGCCAGGCAGTGTTAGCTTCACCCAGGTACTTCATTGCAGTTGGAAACCTAGCCAGTGTAGTTGACTTAGTAGCTGCAGCTAGTCCCCAGTCAATGTAGTTCAGTGGGTCTCCGATGGACTCAGCCATCAGGCGATAAGCCCAGTGGAAATCAGCCTGCCTATATGCCTCCCCATAGGCCATCCAGACATTGACACCCTCTGACCTGGCCTGGTCATATAGTGTTTCCAGGCGAAGCTTATCTTCCCAACCTCGGGACAGGAAGTATCCAGTACGATGTATCCCAAATGCAGAATATATTCGTGGCTGTACTTCCATATGGAGGAAGCCCTGCAGTGGCTCTATAAGGTACTTCTGATATGGTTGCAGCAGTTCAATAGCAAACAGCATAGGTTGGGTTACTGCCAGCCTGATGTTCTGGAGGAAGGTCAACTTAGGTACTGTTGGCTGTGCCATACCTTCCCTGTACATTCGGTAGGTTTCTTCCAGTGTGGTGAAGTCTTCCATCATCTGGCTAACAACTGGGTCAAGGTCTTTCAGAGCAGCCTGCACTTCTTCAGTATCCAACCCAGCATCTGTCATAGTCTCACCCACATCATCCCAGGTGAGGCCAAATGGTGCACTGGGGACATACATCTGGGTCAGTGCCTCAATAAGTGCCTGGTCAGTGAGCAGATGGACTCCCACAGGCTTTGCCCTTGCAGTAGTCCGCATTGCATCAAATATCTGGTCAGCTGTTGGTGGAGCAGTACTCCCAGTAGGGGCAAAACTAGCCATACTCCGAAAAAGGTCGAGCGCCCAACTCTCATCCTCCTCAGTTATAGCATTAGTGTAAGTCTGGGCGTTAATCAGATTCAGGGCATCTTCCTCAGACTGTACCTGACCAGAGGCCACCAATGCAGGCAGATACTTAATGTACATTTCCTTAGCCCTGGTGCGGAATGTCTCACTGGCCACTACATCATACTCCTGCTTGGCTATCTCTAACCTGGCTGGGTCTCTGCCAAATATAGCCCGACCAAGTTTAGCCAGTCCTGCAGGTGGGAATATTCCAGATAGAATCTCAGAAATGAATGGTATAGAAGGAGGAGTCCACTTTGCCTTCTGTCCCTCTAGGGACTTAATTTCCTCCTCCAGTGGTTTACCCCTCTGAGCAAAGGCAGCCATAGCCCTGTTGTAGTCAGCAGTTGCATTGGTCACGTCTCGGTAGTAGCCCTGGTAGGGAATCTTGAAGGTAACTGGCTCTTCAGGAAGAGTATAGCCACCTGCACCAGGAGGCAGTTGTGGAGGTTGAGTAGTAACTGGCCGTTTGTAGTAGGTTTCCTGGAGGTATTTCTGGGTGGTTGGATTCAGGTGCTTCTCCCACTCCTCACCATAAGCCAGTGCTTCACCTAAACCACCAGCACCTGCATTGTACTCCGCCAGTGCCTTCTTCCAGTCACCGCCATACCTTTGGGCCTTTTCCTTCATAGCTTTTGCAGTGGCTGGGAACTGCTGGTAAGGGTCATTTGGGTTAACTCCAGGGAAGTTTGATGCAAACCCAGGTGTCCACTGCGCTCCACCCCTTTCACCTGCACTCCCAACCCTCCCTGAATTAAACATGACATCTAGATTATAGCCTCCAGACTCCCATTCCATCTGTCTCTCAAACAGCTCTGCCAGGTCAGTAGAGCCAAACTCCTGGAGGCCCACTGACTTCACATAGTTTTGCCATTCCTCTTTTGTCTGTGGGTATCTTTCAGTAGTCATTATGTTAATAGCTCCTCTGGGGCAGTTCTTTCTCTGGGCATAACTTCAGGTCGTGGAGTGATTGCTTGTGGAGGTGGCTGAGCTCCACCTACTAGTGCAGTAATGGTGGACTCCACTGCATTAGCAGCCTTCTCAAACAGTTCTGCACCTCCCACATCGCCTACTTCCATCAGTGTGTCTGCCATTCTACGGAAGTTGGATATAAGGCTAATGGAAACTGCAACTGGGTGCTGCAGTGCCCTGGCAGCATTGACATTCCCCTGCTCACGCTTCGGGTCTTTTATCTCAGGCCACAGTAGGTACATGGAAGTTTCTGGAGATACCTCAAAGTTGGGAGAAATCATTCTGCTCAAGGTGGCTCGCTGTACCAGGTCACCTGGTACTTTAACTGCCATGTCAACCTTCACCTCTAGAACTTCAGGGAACATCTCAGGTATCTGCCAGCCTCTAATGTTCAGTTGGTACTCCCTCATAGTCCTGAGCCAGATATTGTCAATCTCACTCAGGACAAACTTCCCTGCCTCCACATAGGGAGCTAGAATGTCCTGGGCAGAGGCAGAAATCTGACTCATCATGTAACTGGTAATCCCACCTACCATACCTCCGTACATACTCCAGGGGAAGCTACCTTTCTGTATCATGTCTTCGATTGCCCTGGCATGGGTGGAGAGTTCTACTGGGAGTGGAGGTACAGGTAGTGGCCCAATATCTTCATTTATTCCCATTCTGAAGATAGCACCACGCTTGTAGATAGTGTCTGGATTGAGAATTGCAGTATCACTCTCGGACTTCTCATACCACCTGGACTGGGAGACATCTCGGATAATCTGCTGAGTATAGGACAGGTTCTTGTTGTAGTTTCTGTATACTTCCTCATTGTCTGCAACTATTGACTCCCCTATCTTACCCTGCCAAGACAGGTCTTTGTCATAAACATTCGGCAACAGGCTGCCCCTATCTGGCATACCACCAACTGGCCCTACTAGGACAGGCATCTCGGACATTCCTGGCATGACAGTAACTGGCTTCACCAGTTGGGTGTTCATAACTATCGCATTGTAGACCAGGCCAGAATCTCTGACCCAGTAGTCAGTGATGATTACATTGCCAGACTGGAATCTCCTATCCAGCCTCCAGTTATTTCTGTCACACTTCTCATTAGCCTCATAGTAGGGGACAGTGTAGATATGGCAGTAACTCCTCAGACCATCATCTGCATACATAGGGTAGCCTTCTGCTGGGTTCCTGGCTTCTGCCACCAAACCATCAGACTGATTAGCATATACCAGGACATCAAACCAGCCAGTAGCCAGGAGGAAGCTGACAAACTCAGTCATCCAGGGTTGTCTGCCCCTACGCCGATACAGTGTGTCCTTCAGTCTCCACTCAGACTCCAAGAACTTAACCACTGGCTGGACATCTATCTGCTCTGGACGTACCAGGACATCTGTGGGGATACTGGTGGATACACTAGAAGAGAGCAGCCTAACTGCCTTCTTGTAGAATGTCTTAGGGTCATTACTGATAACAATCTCCATATCCTCCTGGTACAGGTCAGAGTTATCCAATATCAGTAACCGATACCAGTCTGCAAACTTCAGATTCCTGAAGTACCACAATTCCTTGTGCTTTTTAGCTTCCTTGAGTATCTCCTGGGCAGTCATATCCAGATTAACCATCTTACCACCTATATCCTGCACTTCCAACATACCCACGCCTACCAGGTTTGGATTGTCGGCAGACTAGGGCTATTGCTACTGAGTCATGGAGGTCATCTGAACCGACACTGCCAACTATGTCACCAGCAGTACGCATATTGCGAAGTTCAGAGACTATATCCAGGTCATGTATCTCCAATCGAGGAAGCATCTTTGCCACTTCCTTGACCATGTAAGGTTTAGTCCTGGGAGTGGTTAGCCACCCCACATTGTAAGACAGCTTGCCAGATACTATGTCCTTCCTTCGATAGACATTACCATAACTCTTCAGTTCACTTACCACTGCCAACCCATGATTGTTAGCTTCCACTGCAATCATAGCATGGTTATAGAACTTCGCCAGGTCAATGGCCAGTTCAGCAGTTTTAACTGGCGGTATTAGACCAACTATCGTAGCACAGTGCCTACCATACTCCACATCACCATCCCACCAGAATTGCCATACTGTGATTGCAGTCCTGGTATTGATACCCATACCTGGGTCAATGGCTAGTTCATACTTGATGTCAGGCTGTGGAGGTTGCCAGACCTTTGCCCCATGAAGATAGTCTGGGGCTTTGTAGCAGCTCCTGGATAATTCTGTCAGGAGGAAGCTATCGTAGAGCATATCTCCTGCAGTAATGAAGCAGCTCTCGTCATTCTCTGGAAACTCCTGACTAAATAGTTTGACCATCTCCCCACTGCGGCGCAGTTGCTCCTTCTCAGCTATCTTCATCCTCCGCCAGCGGATTTGGTCTTCAGTAGTACCAAGCTTCCTGGCAAGCTCCATCTCCTCAGCAGTCAGGTCCAGTGGAGTGTATCTGTCCCGAGCCAGTGCATAGGGACTATCAGGTGGGAGTTGGTAGTCTGCTTCAAGTGTCCAGGGATAGAAGTGTGCTTTGAATCTGTTGCCCCCTACTTCCTCCAGCTGCTTGGCAGCCTTATACAGGTCATGGAAGTCATTGTCCTCCCCATTGGGAGTAGATTCAATGATTAGTTTACCTTCCAGTGGGACTCTATCAGATGCAGGCCCAATGATTTTGGCAGTGTCTGGCCAGTAGGCATACTCACTGCAAAGCAGGTTGTGGATTGTATCTCCTCTACCGAAGACATAGCTCCTGGCAGAGCCAATATAGAAGGTGGAGTGAATGTCAGGCCAGGTCATCTCATAGGCAGACTTATGCTCCAGTCGAGGCTTTAGTTGGTCTGGAGTGCACTTCTCAAAGAAGTGGACTTTGGCCAGTAGCCTCTGGGTGATGAACTCCTCATGAGCTACCACCACACTGGTGGTTCCTGGCTTAGTAATGCAGTCATGGTAGAATACAGACATCCAGAGAGTTGTACTTCCAACCTGTGCAGGCTTGAGAAGTACATCCCTGCCAGTCTGAGTCTGGTACATATCAAGCTGTATTGGCTTCAGCTTGTAAGGCACTAACTCACTGCGCTTGTTCTCTATTCGGAGTACATTCTCGAAGAAGAACAGCTTGTCACTAACAAGCCGCTGCATGATGTCCAGATTCATACTATACCAGTCCAGTCAAACTCAATACCAAACCCATCCAGCACCTGTGTGATACCTTCGCCCAGGTGGTCTATCATCTCCTCACCAAGTACACTGTTGCAGTATACGATATTTATGCAGTGAAATAGTTCATGGAGAAGTATTTCCATCAGCTTATCTGGCTTGTACCCAGGTCGAACATAAATCTCCTGCTTCTTGTGATTGACCTCTCCACAGTGGTCATTCTCAACGATGTCCTCATTGAAACTGATACTATATGGATGTGCTCCAATTCTAACTACTTTAGGTACTGTAATCATGGCGTTACTTCTTCCTGAGCTTTGCAA